TGAATAGAAACAAGTACAGAGTGTTTAGCTACAGATGCGTAGGAGTTGGCAAGTTGGCAGCGTTTATTCAATGTTGTGTCATTGATAGGCTCGTATATCTTTTTAACGTTAAAGCCATAGTCAAGTAAGTATTGCTCTAAATAGTTAGCTAAAGAGCGATTAAACACTCCCTCAAAAAACCATCCATAGGAATGAAACTTGCCTGTGCGATGTTGGTAGCACTTTGAAGGATAGGTAACATATTTCTCTGGGCCCGTTCCGTTTCTCATGCCACCATGCCCGGCATCAAGGCATATTAAAAATTCATTTGCTTTCATATTTTATATTTTTAAGGGGAGAAGAAATTAATCAACTCCCCTTGGCACTAAGGTAGCGACTTCTCTGCGCCTATAATTTAAACCCGATGAGCGAAAATGCTGCGGATATCAAAGAAAATTTGGGCGGTAAACTAACCGAAATCTCTTTCCCAGCACATTCGCGGCTTGTTTCTTTTATCTTATCCCAAATGATTTGAGCCAGTTTAATGTACTCGCGCCATGTAAATTTGACCTTATTGCCTTCCATAAATACATTTACCTCACCAGCAAGTTCGGCAAAGTTAAGAGAATAACAGGCAATCTCACCAATGGGAGATTTGATTGTATCGGAGTCTTTTAAGGCTCCTTTTAAACTTGTTTCTACCATTTTATTATTTATTTTAACGATTAAAAAAACGTGTGATTAAAACGCCCAGATTTACACCTGTTATACGTTTTATATTTTCTGAAATGGAATACAATTCCACGGTTGCAATTAAAAACGCTGCCATGTACGTAATGTTAAACGGAAGGCTAAAAGTATTTCTTGCACCTTCGAAAATAAGGATGGCACAAAAATACACTACTATTTTTTCTATGGTACGATAAAGCCCACGGCTATTTATCTTTTCCCCCTCTTTCTTTGCTGCAATGATTCCTGTAGCCATGTCAGCAAAAACCACAAATACACTAAATGTCAAAAATCCCTTAATAGGAATGAAGAAGGAAAATATCCATCCGCAACATATGGCGTACGTTATCTTTTCCCATCCAAGGTGCAAAAGGTTGATTAAAGTTGCTTTCATTATTCAAGTTTTATTAACCTCACATCACCATCCACCGTTGCAAATTTGCCATCAGCGTATTTGTACAAGTCGTATTTAACACCGTTAAAGGCAAAGGAAACTTGATTGGTAAATGTAGATAAAAGTAGATTGGTTGAAATGGTGTAAACCTTGCCATTGTCTGGGTTGAAGATTAAACGCTTGTTGTTGTTTAACTCAATAACACCATCAATAATTTCACCGTTAAAGTTTAACTTCCAGTCTCCAAGAAACTTTGCCGTGTCCCGTTGAGCCGTTGTAAAATAGACAGGCTTTCCGCTAATTTGAACGTGCAAATCATTGTAATAATTAATCCTTTGTACAGCTTTGCCCTTAGTTATAATAGGCTTGGCATGAATAGCAATCGTGTTACTTTGCCTTTCAGCATCGGTAACAAGGCTTTGAATGGCAGTTGCGCTATCGCCCAATATTTGCTTTGAGCCTGTGACTGTGCTATCCGACAAAGTAGTTTGCTGAATGATGTAATAAATGTTTCCTTGCTTTTGAATGTAAACAGTATCCTTTACGACATCTTGCGCAAAGGAAAACAAGGGAAGGAATAAAAATAGGTATCTCATTTTATTTATTTTCAAGGTTAATAATTCTTTGTTCAAGGGCTTTGATGAGGGCTTGTTGTTCCTGGATGGCTTTGGTCAGCACTGGAATTAATTTTTGTAAATCAAAATATATATCTGAATTATTCATTACTCCTGTTGCTTCTGGAATAACATTCATAACATCTTCCGCCACAAAACCCAAATCCTTACCTTCACCCCATTTATTTCTGTCAATATAATTAAAAATAACAGGCTTTAATTTTAAAACATCTGATAAACCATAATTTATATTTTCAACATTTTCTTTAATTAAAATAGATGATGCTGCACTTAATGTGCCATCTGAGGCTGCATTTACTCCCCTACTTCCCGAACCACTTAAATTATCAATTTTTGTTATACCATTTCTATCAATAACTAATGCATCTAAACTACCCTCTTCATATCTAACTACATATTCTCCATCGCCAGTTGGGTCTTTTACATATGCACTCCACCTATACCCTCCATTTGATGCAAGGGTAATTTTAGGTCTACGAGTAGCATCTCCTAATGCCATAAAATTTGCATTGTAGTAATCTGCGTCATAGCCTTGAAACCTTGCATTACCTATTATTGTTAAAGTTGCTCCTGGAGAAGATGTACCTATGCCCATACGATTATTAGTATTATCCCAAAATAAATTTGAGGAACTATTTATATTAGTTGTGCTATTTCCAAATAATATTCTACCAGATGTAAAAGTAGTTGCTCCCGTTCCCCCATTTGCCACAGGCAAAGTGCCCGTTACTCCCGTTGTCAATGGCAATCCCGTTGCACTTGTTAAAACACCGCTTGAAGGAGTGCCTAAAGCTCTGCCACTACGATAATAATTTGTAAGCATCGAAGCCGTGTCGAATCTTGTTACAAGAAAATTGGTATCAGCAGCAAGTGTTCCCGATGTTGTAATCGTTCCACCTGTTAAGCCTGTGCCACCAGTTATGCTTGTAACCGCAGTACCGCCTCCTGCCACGCTCCAAACATTTGTAGCACGGTTGTAATTGTAAAATCTATGATTTACCGTATCAAGAATAATATACGCGCTTGTATCGCTTAATGGTGTAATTAAAGCAGTATCACCAAGTACGCCCCGAAAAATAAGCCCATCGGCAGTCGTCTGTTCACCCAGCGTTATCTTTTGATTGCCGTTGCTCGGGTACTGTGCCCATGCAAGGCAAGGCAAAAGGAAGAGGAAGAGGGAAAGGAGTTGTTTCATGTTTATGTTTTTTTTAGTTTGCTTGTTTTTATAAATTTAAAACAAATACTGTAAATTGACCAGAAGCAGGATTTATAGAACCACTACTATAATTATTAAATCTTATTTTAACTGTATTAGCACTTGAAACCCATGCAGTATAATTAGTATTTGCAGGCGCTGAACCATCTGGAATAGCTAACATTACTGGATGAGAAACAGCCGCTCCTGTATATGCAACTGTTATATCGCTTGAGCTTTGCGCGCTTGTATTTGGAAAATCTAATGTAGCTAACACAAAACCTCCTAAATTCAATGTTCCGCTTGATAAATTTAAACCACTACCTAAAGCTATTTCACCTATAGCATTACTACTATTTACACCAATTATATGAGTTAAGGATGAAGTTGTTGTCATTGTACCTATACTTGCACCGCCCGTTAATGTACTAAATCCTGTAACATTTAAAGCTGAACTACCATTAATATCTCCTGCAAATGTTTTAGCACCTCCAAATGTTTGAGTAGATGCAGTTACTACACCTGTTGTAGATACTCCAGCGTTAGCTATTGTGATATTAGGAGTAGTACCTCCGCTTGATGAAATAGGTAATGAGCCTGTAACGCTTGTTACCGTTCCATTTCCATTACCTGTGCCTGCTCCAATAGCCGTTCTAAAATCCGCTGCACTTAAAGCACTTACAGTGTTGTCTACGTTAAATCTTGGAAATGTTATAGCAGATGGATTAGTTAAAGTAAACATTGATTGTCCAATAGTTGTACCTCCCAAATCACTACGCATTCCATCGGCTGCCCTTTGGCTAACTGTGTTATCTGCATTATATCGTAAAAAGGATATAGCCCCTAAATCAGCTAATAAAAATGTATTAGCACCTCTCACGGTTGCGCCAAGAGCAGTTCTGGTATCAGCTGCAGTTAAAAGTGTTATTGTTTTATTTGCATTAACTTTTATAAATTTATCACTAACACTATTATCAGCTACTAACAATGCCTTACCAACTGTTGTAACTCCTAAATTAGTCAATGCAGCATCGGCAGTCGTTGCACCTGTACCACCATTTAATAAAGGTAAAGCAGTACCGCTATATGTAAGAGCTAAAGTGCCAGATGTTGTAACAGGTGAACCACCTACGTTAAATATCGAAGGTGCAGTTAATGCCACACTTGTAACAGTGCCAGAGCCTCCACCGCCTCCGCTATATTGTGGTATATTTAATGTCGCACCAACCAATGTTGCAGCTCCGCTTGTGCCTGTTGTAGTAAGTGTTAAATTATTTTGTTTTGACGCAAATCTTGTTGTAAGATTTAAAGAAGTAGTATCGGAAAAAGCAAATTTATTATTAAATGTAGTCCAATCCGCAGATAACAAATAACCTGGCACACTTGCCGATGCAGCATTTATTGTAAGTTCTGGGATTGTTGTATTATTAGTTATGCTTATAGGAGTGCCTGCGGCTGCCGTAACAGTTGTTACAGTTCCTGCGCCAATGGCAGTACGAAAATTAGCAGCAGATAATGCCGTAACAGAGTTATCAGCGTTGAACCTTGGAAAGGTAATAGCAGAAGGATTTGTTAAGGTAAACATTGATTGCCCTACCGTTGTGCCGCCTAAACTTGTGCGCCCTGTCGCTGCTACTAAACCCGTGCTTCCTCCATCCCATTTTAGTCTATCTGTAAATGCAGTATTCCAATTACTTGAATTATTTGTAATTGATGTTGTCCATGTTGTGCCTGTTGATAGGGCTATGCCTGCCTCTGGATAGATTGGATTACCTTGCCCAGAGGAAACAGAGCCGATGCCGCTAACTGTGACTAAGGTGTAATTTTCTCCAAGTTTAAAAGATGTGGCTGCTACCTTAACCTTGTTTGTGTCAATAACGGAAAACTGGTCATTAAGTAATAACTGCCCATTGCGGAAGAGCAGAATAAACTGTCTTAACTGAATAGGAAATTTAGGGAGGATAGTAAATACCAATGTGTCACTTGTAACATTTTCGTATTCCTGTTTAATTATTTTTATCGTATCTCCTCCTATTTCAACTGCTACAATGCTATCTCGCACAAAATCATAGACTGTAGATGTGTCAACCGTTAGTGTACCGGTTGTTGTTATCGGCCCACCAAGTAATCCGTAACCACTGCCAACACTGGTAACTGTGCCACTGCCTCCGCCACTATATTGTGGAATGTTTAAAGTATCACCACTTAATGTAGAAGCTCCACTGCTGCCTATAGTAGTTAATGTA